TATTAACACCTATTCTGACCCGTAAATGGGGTTACAATGAAGCTAAGAATAAGTACCGTAAGAATGATGATTAACTTTGGAACTACTGATAACCCTGTGTGGTTATACGTTCACCATAGGATGAAGAAATGATTAAAAGATTTTGTTCCTTTAATTACAAATACATAATTCCAGTCTCAGTCATATTACTAACTAGTTATAGTTATGCTTTCTTTGCAGACTGGGCGCAGATGCCTATGAATATGATGCAGATGACACAACCACAACAACAGGTCTCGCCTCTTGTGTGTGATTGCAGGTGTAATTAGGCATTTTCTCTAGTTACCTAGCTAGTCAACTTTGTTTTAATCTCCTGTAAAGTTAAAAACTATTATCCTCATTGACCTTCACGAGGTCGGCAAGGGTTTAAAAGTAACCTTTCATTACTCTCCTCACCCCTTGACCAGTGGGATTTACTACCCTAAGTAGTTTATATATTCTTCATCATTAGTACGAACATTTCGTTATACATTGATGCCTCTCTACTTCTGATGCTGCGCATTTTGTATGATTCTGCATCACCAGTGTTTTTGTACTGTTTCTCCTGCCAAACCTTTGCAGGGTCAGAGTGTACTGACAATCTAGTACGCGCGTTATTTATAGTCACACCAACTTTGGCAGCAACCTCTTGTGCTGTTGTAGTAGTGCCATCATCAAGGGTGTATATTTTGTAATGCCCTTTGTTAGACATCCTCTAAAAAGGAATGTCATCGTTGAAAGTTAACAGGTGTAATAGGGTCTGCAGCAACAACAGGTGTGTGTTCTTGTTGAGGCGCACCTGCTCTACTATCTAACATCTGCAGCACTCCACCAAAACCAGAAAGAATCACCTCTGTAGTGTACACGTCAACACCTTCTTTATTCTGCCACTTACGAGTCTTTAGTTGACCTTCGACATAGACCTTAGAACCTTTGTGAAGGTACTGTTGTGCAATCTCTGCTAACTTACCAAAGATAACTACACGATGCCACTCAGTCTTCTCTTGTTGTTGACCTGTCTGTTTGTCCTTCCAAGACTCTGACGTTGCTATTGCAAGGTTGGCTATTGCTGCACCTGCAGATGAATACTTAACCTCTGGCTCACGACCAAGGTTGCCCACTAAAATTACTTTATTAACTCCACTCATTTTATTCTCCGTTGTTTAATTTGGTTAGGGTTTTTTATCAGCACCCTAAAAACTGACATCGTTCGCCTTTAACTAACGAGGTGGGATGGCACATAACAGCCTAGTACCCCGATTACACAATACAAGTGATGAACTTTGTAATTTACATTCCTTCTTTGTCATCAAGAGGTCTCAAAGACTCTTTGATAATAACTTGCTCTTGACCGTCAAACGATTTCCAGATGTCGTTCTTCTGTCTTGAGGTCAACTCTTGCCATAACTGCTTGATGCCGTCAAACTCTGACTCACCTACTGATTCTTTGATTGCGTGTACATACTCATCACGCTCACCACTATCCCAGACAGGAATATCGGGTAAGTCTTCACCTGCATAAATATACAGACCTAGTCCGTGTCTTGCAATACACTTTGTAACGGAACGCTGAATAGCCGTATTTACGTTAAAAGAGGTAATCTTGTCCATTGGTATGGCTTTGTTCTTAAAGTCCAACACAGGCAAGTATTCGATGTGTTCTAGTCCTTCAATCGTTACACCTGTCTTCACCCATGCTGTCTTGCCATCGTGATGATAGTTCCAACCGTCTTCGTTCTCGTACACAAAGTAGTTAGCCTCTGGATAGGCTTTCTTTAGTTCTGCCCATGCCCATGCCCATGATAAGTAAGTCAATCCGCCTTTAGACTCACATTGCTCATTGACGTTGATTCGGTTTAGTGTCTTAAATACGTTCATTTCGTACCCCAACTGAATAGACATCTACGCTTTGCAAGTCGTACAACCTCAGACAGTGCTGCAGATTTTGTCATGCCTTTCTCTTCTGCAATATCTGAAATGAAATCATAGTCATCTTTAGTTGCGTTTACACAGTAAGCCTTATCCCTACCCACAACAACATCTTTAGTGTGTCTGAATATTGTTGACTCTGCTAGAGTCATCACCTGTGCAATCTCTGGAACAGAAACTCCAGATGAGAACATTGCTTTAATCTTTTTCTTTTGTTGTGCTGTTAAATTTCTTCCTCTACTCATGTTATTCTCCTAAATGTATATAAAGTAAAAATGCAAAATACAGTATTGAGCATCCTATTAAAATATCGACCATTACCAACCCCCACTTCTTAGTTCTTCGTTCATCTGTGAAGGTGTTGGCTCGTTCGGGTCTACTTCTTCGTCACTGAAGTTCTCAGTGTTCGCCATGTAAGCATCGTATTCTCTTTTGTCTATCTCAGCGAATACGCCTGCTCGTTTCTCTTTGTACTCGTCATAACCTTGGTCATGGTCAATAACATCTTTCATGTAGTCTGCAGGCTCTGTGTTGTCAACATCAATTAATTTCGGCATAGTCTGATTTCTCCCCAAAGTGTTCAAATACGAATCTGATTATTTTCTCTACTGTAAATCGTTCATCTAAGTGTCTAATTGTTATATTGCAACCGTAGATGCTGCCTTCGCCTTTTACATCGTCTACGTTGATGAACTCCCAGGTTGATAAACCTGCCATGCTGCAAAGGTCATAAAGTTTCTGTGAATCCTCGAAGGTGTCTGTGTGTATTGTTATTAGCATTTGTTTCTCCGTTTTGTTTTAAAGGTTTAACTTCTTTTTCGATTGAAGTTGCCACATTATATCGAATCTTTTATAGAATGTAAAGTATTTTTATAATAATATTTAAAATAATACTATTTGACACAGAGAGGTTTTTGACTATAATGAGGGCAAGAAACAAAAAACCCCCGAAAGACTTAGAATCTGACGAGGGTCGAATTAGGTGAGTGAGCCACCTGTTGAAGATTATATCACATCTTCTTCAATTGGCAACTTCACCGACCCGACTGGTGATATGTCTGTCCAAATGGATTCACTCACACCAGAATAAAATAAAAGAGATTCATCAAATGGGTATGCTGTTGATTGATGTTAGATTAAGTCGTTAGGTTAAATGTAGGACAAAGCATTTCCTCTCGTTACGAACTTACTAGGGTAATACCTGTACAGTGTTTTAAAATCTAGCGCAGAGTTACAGTGGGTGAGTGCCAGTACATGGTAGCGATGAACTCTGAGTCACAAACGTAATAGTGTGACCATCCGATGAAGACTGCTTAGGTGCTTTATACGAATGTAAATCTCTCAAGGTTCTTAACTGAGCCTTGGGATTTCTTTGCCCCGATTTCCCCAACTAGATAACTTAACCGAATATAACACTGACTTGCTCTTGCTCTTAAAAAGGGTATTTATACCCCAGAGCGAAGCGAGCCTTACCTAGAGAACGGCTTGGATGCTTTAGCATCGAGCAAACAAACGAACGAAGTGGAGTGCGTAAGTTATTACTAATTAATCTAGTTTATTAACATTACTATATTGTTTTTTCTATATAATGTATTCTATGCTTATAAAATATCATGACATCAATTCAGAAATCAGAAAGTGTGGTTTAACCAGAACTCAAGTAGCAGACATCTTAGGTATCACCTATCAAGCACTACACATGAGAATTAAAAAGGACAAACCAGATATTCATCTGATTATTTATGCCTTGAGTAATTACTTCCAAGAGGTTAGTCTTAACCTTGAACAAAACAAAGAATACTTCAAGGACAAATAATGAATTGTTGCGTAATAAAGAGTGAGTACAAACACTCTAAAGATGAATGTAAGGTTGTTATATCAAGTATCAAAGACATAATAAGACAGGTTTCCAAGGTTAATGATGAATATCTAAGAACTCAACTATGTGAATCAGCAAAAGAGATGTGTGACCAGTTGTTGAGAGAGCCAGATGAATGATTATGAACATCAAGTACAAAAGGCTATTGCTCAGTATCTGGATTTACGTGGCGTTTGTTGGTTTGCCGTACCTAATGGCGGTCAGCGTAATAAGATTGTCGCAGCTAAACTAAAAGCAGAAGGTGTAAAGGCAGGCGTTCCAGATATTTGTGTTATTCATGATGGAATGGCTTACTTCCTAGAGGTTAAGAAGCCTAAGACAGCTAACAGCAACAAAGGACTATTAAGCAAGGTACAAAAAGAGTTCATTGCTAAGATTAAAGAAGCAGGTGGTGAAGTAGCAGTGGTGTATTCAGTTGCAGATGTTATTGAAGCGTGTATTGATTGGAATATCAATGTGTTATGAGTAAGATTCGTAAATCAGCAAAAGGTCAAGCGTGTACTATCAGACTAGATGGCTGCAACGGTGGACCTAACAATGAAACAGTTGTCTTGGCTCATCTTAATAACGGTTCTATGGGTAAGAAAAGTTTAGATATTCACGGTGCTTATGCTTGTGCCAGTTGCCATGACCTGTTAGATTCTAGGACTCATGTAGGTTATCGCAAAGACTTCCTGCTACTAACTCACCTAATGGGTATGAAACGAACACAAGAGATATTAGTTGGCAAAGGATTGTTATGAAGCGAGTGATTGAACGCAAGAAAGAGAAGCGACATATCATCGAGTCTATGATTGTTAGTCACTTCAGTCAATTTCCAGAGGATGAGAAAGCTATTATTGAAATAAAACAAGACAAAGACAACAGGTCCACCAAGCAGAACAGATTGTACTGGGAATGGATTAACGTACTAGGTACAGAAACTGGTT